TCTCAATGAGATCAAGGTGTGAGGTAATTCTCCTCACTGAGAAGTGCCACGACGGTGGACATACGTACGGATGCCCCACCCGGGACTAGAAGCAGGTAGGTGCGCCGATGCCAATGTATCCCTTAAAAAGTTTTACTTTAGCACCGGGAAGAGCTTGAACAAGCCGAGGTTGTTCGTCTTCGGATGAACAATCCCACACCGTACCCCTACCGAGATATAATCCCGGCGTAGGTTCAAGATGTCTCTCCTCTTGAACCGCTCCTAGCCCCTTCAACGAGAATTGGTCTCGGTTTAAAAACCCGATAGGCAACCACAAACGCTTGCCTCCCGGACGATAGATCCTAACGATCTCCGCAGGGTCCCTCAAAACCCGACCGTCCCTAAGGATGGAGGGTTTAAGGAACCTGCGAGTGTTGGCTAAAGAAAGACGTAAAAGCCTAGCCTGCTTCCGTCTTGACTTTATATTTGCAGCCCTAAAGGAAGGTGCCAAACGCACAGCCTCCTCATACCGGGCTCGAGCCAACGCCTCGTCCGAGACTTCGCCGTTCTCCCAAGCCAAAGCCAGGAACAACGGACCGATCTCCCTCTGAACGGTTAACATCTCTTCTGTCGGTTCTTCGATACGACGACACTCCCAGCCCTCAGGAATCCGAAGATTCGAAGAGGCCTTAGGAGAAATCGGTAGCGGGTCCTCTTTGGGGAAGGACAAGTAAAAACACTCCCTTCTCCAGAGATTACACGCCATGAGGGATTGATAGGGCATAACCATATCAAGACCTCTCGTAACGCTGCGTCTCGAAGCAACAACGTACTTCGTGTTAAGACGAAGAAAGTGAGTCCCTAGGACTACTCTCTTCCTCTTCGAACAAGGATAATCTTGGAGAACTCTCTGCCACCTACCTCGCAGAGAATAAACACCATCCTCGACATCCTTGAAACCGAACGCAGTTGAGCGGATAGACGGTACGAGTTTAACAGAAGAACCCCTTGCTGCGAACAGCTTGGAGTTCAATGAAAAATAAGTACTGTGAACCATGGTCTTTCCCCTACTGAGCACAAGACCTGATCCTTTCACCCCGCTCATCCACTTATCTGCTGTCTCCTTGCTAGCACGGAAGACAATATCGTCACCGTTGATCTTCACAGGAATCTCCCCTCGGCGAGATTTCGTGTAGAAACGGAAAGCTAAATAATTGACGATACAGAGCAGTGGAAATGACAGAAGATTGCCCATAAGTTGTCCACGCTTCTGCAAGTATTCCTTCCCCTCAAAAGAAAGGACGCCCTCCTGACTTGCAGAAGCCAGGTCACGGATACCCTGAGGCACCCAAGAAGCATTGTCAAGCAGAGACGAAAGAATAGTCTTCTGAACCTCCATGGAGAGGTTATCAGTCGCCGATTCATAATCTCCACTGACAAATACCTGACCCGGCACACGAGTGAAATCACGAAATGACTTCACTTTGGCTTCGCCTCGAAGCAACCAATCGAAGCGGGACAACCGGTTGTAGATAGCTGTATTGAGAGGTTTAAGAAGAGACATACGGCAGTCGGCAGAGGACACAATCCTCCACTTCCCTCCAGTCTCAACAGCAGCCAGACGAGACGGCAGCAGGGCCGGTTCCGTCTCACTGGTCAGCACTCTCTCTACGTACTTCGCATGACTATTCCAGGAAATGTCAGACGAAAGTACGTACTTCCTACAACCCCCCTTAGACCGACTTGACTGAGCACACGAGCTCCGAGTCAAGCAGGAGGACAACGCAGCATTAGGATAGAGTTCACTATCCCATCCTGGCGGGAACATCTTTCCAACCTCGCGACGAGCGAACTCGACGAAGTCGGGGTCACTAGATGTTCCTTCGCGACTCATACGAATCGCGTAATCCTCCACATCCGGCTTCTGGGAAGACAATGTTTTCCGGAAGAGGAATAGTGACATCGCG